AGAATCATTAAGTCCACTTGGAAATGAAACAGTAGATACACTACAAGTGCTTGGAGATACATCTTGTACTGCTTTATATAGGTTTGAAAACAATGAAGATGATGAAAGTGGGAACTATAACGGAACTGGTACAGAGATTGAATATGCAGTAGGAAGATATGAACAAGCAGCAAAGTTTGATGGCTCTGACTCTACGTTTACTTATAGCACAAGTGTAATTAATGTAGCAGCTGACCATTCAATATCATTCTGGTTAAATATAGATAGTATTGCTACTCAAATGATTATTTGGAATCACGATAGTAATATTAGAATGACAAGTGGCGGAAACATTTTATATAGAAGAAATACATCAGGTGTTGCATACGATATTACATCATCAACTACTTTATCAACAGGTCGTTGGTATCATATAGCTGCTTCATTTAATACATCAAGTGGAATGACTTTATACATTAATAATGTATCAGAAGGAACTAATAGTGAACATGCTGATGGAAAAATAGACCAAGTAAGATTTTTTAACAAAACAATATCAGCAAGTGAAGTAACTACATTATACGAAGAAAACTCACTTGTAGCTTCTTATAGATTTGAGGGTAATAGTAATGATGATAGAAGAACTTTTAATGGTACAGATACAAGTGTTACGTATGAGTATGGACTTGGATTCCAACCTGATTTTGTTTGGATAAAAAATAGAACAACAACAGGATACGAACATTTTTTGTTTGATTCTACAAGAGGTGCAGGAGGTAATAAAAGTATAAACTCTGATTCTAATAATGCTCAAGGAGCAGAAAACACAGCTGCTTATGGTTATTTATCGTCTTTTGATACAGGTGGATTTACATTAAATGCAGGAACATCAAGTGCAGTTACAGTTAATAAAGATGGAGACGATTATGCAGCTTGGGCTTGGAAAGCAAACGGAGGAACTACAAGCAGCAATACAGATGGAAGTGGTACAAGTACAGTGCAGGTAAACAGTGATGCAGGGTTTAGTATAGCTAAAATGACTTTTGCAGGTGCAGGTTCTATTGGACACGGTCTTGGAGTAACCCCTGATTTAGTTCTTTTAAAAGGTTTATCTGCTGCAGAAGATTGGCAAGTATATCATACTGCTACTGGAACAGGTAAATATTTAAAATTAAATACAACTGATGCGGTCGCAACAAGAGCTGATTCTTTTTCAACAGTGAACTCCACTATCGTAACTAACAATTGGACTGGTGCAAGTGTTGATTGGATTATGTATTCTTTTGTAAGTGTCGATAACTTTTCAAAGTTTGGTTCATACACAGGTAATGGTGGTACTTCTAATATTGTAGAAATTGGTTTTGAACCTGCATTTGTAATGATAAAATATGTAGATGAAGCTGACCAATGGGTAATGCACGATAATAAAAGAGATTTAATTAACCCAAGAACTGCTAATTTAAGAGCAAACTCATCTGATGCAGAAATTGAATATGCAGATTATGCTATAAACTTTTTATCAAATGGTTTTGAATTACTTACAAATCAATCAGGACAAAATAAAGATGGGGGTGAATATCTATATATGGCATTTGCTGCAGATCCTGATACAGAAGTACCAACACTTGCAAGAAGTTTTAATACTGTTACTTGGACTGGTACTGGCTCATCACAAACTATTAATGGTTTAGGATTTGCACCTAATTTAGTTTGGATAAAACAAATCGGTGGCACTACTTGGCACAATATTCAAGATACAATAATAGGTGCTACTAAACATTTATATACAAATGCTACTAATGCTTTAGACACAACCTCTAATGGTTTAACAAGTTTTGATTCAGATGGGTTTACACTTGGTGGTGGAAATGGTTTTAATGGCAGTAGTCAAAGTATGGTTGGTTGGGCTTGGAAAGCTGATGATAACGAACCTACAATCTTTGGGTTACCAGTAGATGCAGCAGCAGTAGCAGTTTATAAATTTGAAGATAATGCAGATGATGTTACTAATAATTATGATGGTACGGCAACAAATGTAACTTATACTGCAAGTGGTAAATTTAATAAAGGTGCAACATTCCCAAGTTCAGATAGTAAAATTAATTTACCAACTGACTTTGGTGCAGAGGGAGAGTTTTTTAGTATTAGTTTATGGTTTAAAACATCTTCTGCAAATGGTTCTTATATGTTTTCTAAAAGAACTGGAAATAATACATTTCATATAAGAATAGATAATTCTTTTTCACCATCAGGAAAAATTTGTGTTAATAATTGGCAAAGTACTGCATCTGCAAGTGCTAATGCACAATCGACAAGTGGTGGATATGCTGATGGGAATTGGCATCATTTTGTTTTCACTTATAATGGTACTGCATCTAACAGAACTGTATGTTATATAGATGGTGCTTTAGATTCAGGTATGACTTTAGATTACAATTTAGATACTCAAAGTGTTACTAATGGTAATAACATTGGTAATTTTGATGGGGATAGCCACCAATTTAGCGGAACTTTAGATCAAATAAGAGTTTATGATAAAACTTTAGATGCTGCAAGTGTTACAAAATTATATAATGAAACAACTGCACAAAATAGTACATTAAATATAGGAACTCAAGGAGTAGATAGTGCAGAATCAATAGTTAGTGCAAATGCTAATGCAGGATTTAGTATTGTTAAATACAAAGGAACTGGTGTTGCAGGAACAAAAATTCCTCACGGATTGTCAGCTGCACCTGAAGTAATGATTATAAAAAGTTTAGATTCAAGTTTATATTGGGCAATATATCATAAATATAACACAGGTTCAAGTGGTAATTCAGCAACAGAAAGATTAAAATTACCTGGAACAAGTGCAACAGCAACAACATCTATTTATTGGAATAGTACTGCACCAACTGCAACTGAATTTACTATTGGAACAGACACAGATGTAAATACAAATGGTGATGACTTTATTGCTTATTGTTTCCACGCAGTATCAAATTTTAGTAAGTTTGGAAGCTATACTGGGACAGGAACAGGAACTAATCAATTAATAAATACAGGATTTCAACCTGACTGGGTAATGTTTAAAGATGCTTCTGCAGGTGGTTCTTGGTGGATGCAAGATTCTGTAAGAGGTGCTGATGGAAGTTTAAAAGCAAATGATGATTCAGCTAAAACAGTTACTAATTATGTAAGTTTTGAATCAAATGGGTTTAGAGTTAGTGGTGATGCTAACGGAACATCAACTTGGGTATATTTTGCGTTTAAAATAAATTAAAATAATAGTTATGGCAGATTTAGATTTAGAGGAAATCAAAAAAAAGAAGTTCAACATTAGCGTTGAAAATATGATAACGATAGGAATGGTTATTGTTACTGTTACTGGTATGTGGTATTCTTTACAAGGTGATATTGAAGAAGCTAAAAAGCTGCCTGAACCTGAAGTTACAAGGACAGAATTTTCATTGAAAGACGAATTAGTCAGATCTACAATACTTTCTACACAAGAAAAAGTTGAAGAAAATTCAGAAAAACTCGATAAAATAGATGAGAAATTATACGAAATAATAATAAAAGAATGAGACTTATAATATTAGCTTTACTATTTAGTGTGTTTAGTTATGGTCAAGAGATAACTACAGTTCATTTTAATTATAAATGGAACGAAAGCAATAGCTTTAATAAATTAGATAGGTTAAAAAACACAAAGGTACAATATGCTTATGTAGAGGAACAAAGTGAGAATCTTAAAAGGTCAATAAAAAGCGTTCCCACAATCGTGTTATATCTCGAAAACAAGCCGATAGCAAGATTTGAAGCAGGTTTAACTATGAGAATATCAGTTTCATTAGATAGCATACAATCCATAGTTGATAAATACAAGAAATAATGAATGACTGGACACCATCTATATTAGGTTTTTTTGTGAGTTTAATTAGCATAGCAGAATTTAACGAATATATGAATAGTGTTCTAATTGTAGTAACTCTTATTTATACTGCAATAAAACTTAAAGATATGATATTTAAAAAAAAATAAATTATGGCAAAGATATTTGAATATTTAGCACAAAAGATTAGAAACTTCAACCATTGGTTTGCTACTGGTTGGAACAAAATCATCAAAAAATTATTAATCAAATTTTAATTATATTTGTAGTATAAAAATTATAAGTTATGGCAAGTACAGTATTCAACGGAACGAATTTATTAATTAAAATTGCAGATGATGCAGGTTCTCCTGCTACAATAGGACACACTACATCGTGTTCAATTTCATTTACAAACGATATGGCAGATGCCACTACAAAAGATTCAGCAGGATTCTCTGAAGTTATTGCAGGGTTAAGATCAGCAGAAATATCTTTTGATGGTTTAGTTGATTATACTGATGCTAATGGTGGTAAAGAAATCGCACACAAACTACTTACAAGACAAAAGTGTGATTTTACATTTGGTACTGCAGCAACTGGTGATACGATTTATAGTGGAGAAGGATTCATTTCTTCTTGTGAGATAAGTGGTGCAATGGAAGAAGCAGTTACTTATTCAGGTACTATTACAGTTACAGGTGCAATCACAGAATCTACTAACTAATACTAAATAGTTGATTTTTAATGTGTAATTGTTATATTTGTTATTGTAAACTATTTTAAATGACAAAACAAAGAGGTTATTACACTCTTAAAATAGGGGGAAAGAATCGTACATTACACTTTAGTATGAACTTTTGGGCAACCTTTACAGATATGCTCGATATTTCACTTGATGAAATTGGTGGTGTTTTTGAGAAAGGTGTTTCACTTAAAGCTATCATTACGATAGTATATGCAGGAATTTTAACTTACGATCAAGAGAATAAAAAAGAAATTGACTATGATAACTTTGATGTTGGTAATTGGCTTGAAGATGTTACTTCAGAGGACATTGAGAAGATTATTAAGGCAATGACCGAATCTCGAATCTTGGGTAATGATTTAAATGCAGGTTTAAGCAGAAACCCAAAAGATGATTCAAAAAAAAAATAACCGATAAAACTTCTTGGGAAGATATAATTGATTTCTACATTGGTTATTGTGGTATAAATCCAAATGAGTTTTGGACTAATACATTTAAAGAAAACAAACTTCTTTCAGAATCCTTTGTAATTAGGATAAATGCCGAGTGGGAACAGTTTAGATATTTAGCTGCAATGATACATAATGTCAATGTGGGTAAAAAATCTGATATGATAAAACCACATCAACTCTTTGAATTGCCACAAGATAATATTAAGCGAAATAAAGCTAAAACATCAAGAGAGGATTTCGAAAAGTATGTAGAACTCATTAATAGTAAGTTGAATAAAAAATAGTTATTTTTGTACTATGGCAGATAAAAATTTCAGATTACTTTTTGAGTTTATTGCAAAAACTGCAAAATTTAATTTAGACATAGCAAAATCTCGTGGTAAGATAAAACAATTTAGTAGCGATATGACCAAATTTGGTCGTACTATGTCCACAAGGGTTTCAATTCCACTTGCAGCAGTTGGTACATTAGCTTTAAGACAAGCAGCTAAATTTGAAAGATTAAGAGTTACTTTAAATACACTTACAGGATCTGCCGATGCAGGTGCTAAATCTTTTGAAAGATTAGTACAATTTAGTGCAGAAACACCGTTGCAATTAGAAGAACTTACAAGAGTAAACAATATGTTAATGGGATTTGGGCAATCAACTGATGATGCTTTTAAATCTCTAAAAATGCTTGGTGATGTATCTGCTATAACAGGTGGTAATCTTACAGGTATAGCAGTAGCATTTGGTCAAGCTGCTGCAGAAGGGCGTGTGATGACAAGGGACTTACGCCAATTTATAAACAATGGGGTGCCTATATTACAACTTCTTTCTGAAGAAATGGGTGTTGCAGAGGGTAAAATAATGGATTTAGCTTCAGAGGGCAAACTTACATTTGACATTTTAAATACTTCATTTGAAAAAGCTACAAGCGAAGGTGGAAGGTTCAACAATGGTCTTAAGATACTTTCGCAAACATTAGAGGGGTTATTTAGTACATTAAAAGATAATATCAATATTGCACTTGCAGAGCTTGGTCAAGAGATTGCAGAAACATTAAATTTAAAAGATGGTATTCCTGCGCTTTCAAAAAAAATTGGTGAGTTAGTTAAAGATTTTAAGAATTTAGATGATGATACACAAAAGTTTATAATTAACGCTGCATTACTTGCAGCAGCAATACCACCAATTACATTGGTATTGGGTGCATTAATATCTTCTATTGCTACAATTACAACTGCAGTTATGGCGTTAAATCCTTTAATTACAGGACTAATATTTGTTTTAGGAACATTATCAACAACTTTTTTAACTGCAAGAGCATCAGGAATATCGTTTGGTGATACTCTAAAAAATTTACTTAAATCAGGTGGACAAGGTGGTGTTTTTGCTGCATTACAAGCACAATCATTAGCTGCAAAACTTCAATTAGATGAATTAAAAAAATCTATGGAAGGTGTTATGGGACCTTTGCAAAAAGGACAAACAAGAAATTTGCAAAATTTATTATTTCCTGGTGCTACAACTGCAACAACTGGTACATCATCATCAACTTCACCAATAGAATCTGATGCAATGGGTGGTGGATTTTTAGGAATAAATCCATTTAAATTAGGCACAGGTTTCCAATCTCTTGCAGGTATTGTGACAACAGAACTTCCAAGAATGACTACTGTTACTAACGGTTTTGCATTATCATTAGAAGATATGACTAAAAAGTTTCAAGATTTTAAAGTAAATGCAATAGTACCAGTAGTAGAAGCGACAAAAACATTTGGAGAACAAATAATACCTCAAATCGGCATTGCTTTAAAAGATGGTTTTGCAGCTATTGCAGAAGGAGAAAGTCCACTTAAAAGAATTGGAACTATTTTAAAAGGTTTAGTTGCAAGATTACTTGCAGCAGCAGCAGCAGCAATGCTTCTTGGCGCATTTTTAGGTGGTGCAGGGGGTGGTTCTGCAATTCTTACAAGAATGGGTGGTATAAAAGGTTTATTTACCCAATTCTCTGGTATTGAGTTAGCACGAGGTGGTATTGTATCAGGTCCAACTAACGCTCTTATTGGAGAATATCCTGGTGCAAGATCAAATCCTGAAGTAGTAGCACCGTTAAGTAAACTAAAAACTATGTTAGGAACAAGTGGTGCAATGCAAGGAGAGTTTGTTTTAAGAGGTCAAGATTTAGTTGTTGCTTTACAAAGAGCAGAAAGAAATAGAAATAGATTTAAATAATGGCATACGGTGTAAAATATGAACTTGATTTTTCAGACATCAAGGGTAATGCAAGAAGTGTACAAATTCTTAAAAAAGATTACACAGGTGATGTAAACTCTATTGTAGGTACTGACAATCCAGTTATTATTAAATACACCAATGATGATGATTTTTATAATCCTATTATCGGTTCTTCTTGTGTTTTAAATATCAAAACAACAGACACAATATCTTATGATGAGTTTACCGATTTTGATGAGAGAGAATATAAAATAAGAGTTAATGTAGGGGTAGAAGATCCACAAGCTGATGTAAATTCACCACTTTGGGAACTTGCAGACACAAACTGGGAAACAACAGATTTTAATTGGGCAGCAGCAACAGAGTTTCAAGTTTATTGGGAAGGGTTTTTAGTTTCAGATACTTTTACAGAAGCAATACAATCAAAACCATTTGACATAAGTTTAAGAGCGATAGATAATTTAGGTGCATTAGATGCTTATTTAGTGCCTGATGGTAATATAAATACAAATGCAGATGGAACAATTAAAGTTGCAGCAGGTGAGCAAACCAATATAGATTCAGCTTGGTTTTATATTCACAAAATATTATCATATACAGGTTTAGAGTTTGATATTTTTGTACAAAATAATATTCGTAGAACAGTACAAGGTCAAGTTGTAAATTCTAACAATAATTTATTTCAAGATATACTTATAAATGAGTTTGCACTTTTTAATGGTTTTGCAAAAAAGTCAGCAAAAGAAGTTTTAGAAAATCTTTTAAGAATTACAAATTCAAGAGTATATCAAGCTAATGCTTCTTGGTATGTAGTATCTAACAGTAATTATTATGATAAATCAATTTCAGGAACACAAACTGGTGATATTGATGGCAATTTAACACAAAATAACCCTGTTGTTACAACCGATGCAGTTAGCAATACAAGTGATACTGGCGTTACTTTAAATGGTACTATAACTGATGATAAAGGACTTGCAATCGTAGAGCGTGGTTTTTATTTTGGAACAAATGCAAATATTTTAGCAAATCCAAAAGTTATTTCAAGCGATACATCTGCAAGTTTTACTTCATCACAAACAAGTTTGATTACAGGTCAATTATATTTCATAGCTGCTTATGCAAAAAACAATACATTTATCGAAGGTAGAGGTGCTACAATTTCTTATGTACCAGGTGCAACGACAGTAAGTCAAGCACAAAATTTATCACCTGAATTAACAACACTTGATTGTAACCCATATAATGTTACAAATACTGCAATGGAAATCAAAGGTCAAGTAGATGATGTAGGTACAAGTAATGTTACAGAATATGGTTTTTATTTTGGTACAAATGGTAACAATTATACAAGCAATACACGATATGTTATTGCAACAGGTCAAAATTTATCATCTCAATTTGGTTTTGTAGGTAATACAGATCAAGCACCATTTAATTTAACGCTTACTGCAGGTACACCACATTTTATAACACCATTTGCAAAAAATAGTACAGGTGAAGGTGTTGGAACAACAAAAACACAATATACTTGGAACGCTTGGCAATTAAGAAAGCAAAGTGATTTATCAACACAAAGTGTTCCATACACATCAGATACAAGAGGAGATAATGTATTTATATCAACATCATCGAGCAATACAGATTGTTATACTATAATGGTTGGACAATATTTAGCAAGTTTGAGTGGACTTCCAACTATTTCAGGTGCTTGTCAAGATGATACAACTGAACCAACAACAACTGTGGCAGTAACTTGTAAAAGCATAATTTTATATAGAAGTGATACTGCATTTAATTTATGTTGTGGTACACCTACATCAAGAGAAGCATTTATAAATGGAGAATCTTTTACAGATAACACAAATACAACAAAAGTATATTCAGATAGTGATTGTACTCAATTATTACCTGCACAATTCTTATCAGAGGATTTAGTAAATTATAGAGAGTTTAACGGCACAAATCTTCAAAATACTGCAAGTTGTCCTGCTTGTGAAACTGATGTTGTAACACCTGATGGATTTTTAGTTCAAAGAGATAATTCACAAGACACATTAAGAGTTGATTTTAACAGTAACTTTAGTGTTGGGCAAAGAGTAATTTTAAATGTTCAGACATCAGATTGTTTTACAATTCTTGAAGAAATAACAACACCTGATGATTTATCTGCTATAACAATAGCCAGTTTATGTTCAACACAACCACCAACTCCAACACAACAAGATCCTACAATGACACATTTTGCAAGGTACTTAAAATGTAACGATGATGTAATTGAAATTCTTGGAAACAACAAAGATGAGTTCCCACAATTTGCAAAACAAACAAGTAGTGGTGATTGTTATTCTTTTATAGATAGAACACCAAATGTACAAAGTGATAATAGTTTTAATTTAGGTAGTTTTCCAACAAGTAGATTTACAACAGATTTTGTAAGTTGTGATGATTGTTTAGGCATATCTACAACAACCCAAGTACCAACAACAACTACAACAACCCAACCATCTATATTTTACAGAATATATCAAAGTTTACAATCTAATTGTAGTGCTGATGATACAATTATAGAGGTATCAAATCAAACAAATAGTTTCCCTGCAGTAATTACTGATGGTATTATTTGTTATGCTTCATTGCAAGATGGGGGTGCAGGTGCTGATGGTGATGTAGATACTTACATTGACTTTACAGATTGCCCTACTTGTCAATCATTTTTATCAACAACTACAACACAAGCACCAACGACTACAGAAGCACCTTGTACTGCAATACAAGCAGCAGTTACTACAATAGCACAAAACGCTTGTTGTGGTGCCAAGTCAATAACGATTTACATTAATTCAACTTCAATAACATCTGCAAGTGTAGTTTATACTAATTCAGCTTGTACAACTGTTCTTCCTGCAGGAAACTATATTTTTGTAGGAGATTTATTCTTTTGGAACGGTAACACATTGTCTGCTGCTACTTGTCCAGGTTGTCCATAATATGAGATATATTTGTTGCCAACCATCTACTTTGTATTTTTCTTGGCAGATTGATGTAATGATTCATAGCTTCTTAAATAATGGAATTGAAGCTGAACAAATAGATATTGTTTTTGCTGACAAACCATCTGATGAATTACCTTTTCATTATTTACTCGAAAAATATACTAAAGTAAATTTTTACTTCTACCCTGATACAAGAAATCCTATAAAATACATATCAAGTGTAAGACCACATATTTTAAAAAAGCATTTTGCAAAATATCCACATTTATATAAAGGCACTTTTTTATATCACGATTGCGATATTGCACTAACGAAACCTTTACATTTAGATAATTATTTATGTGGTTGTAATCCCACTTGTTATTTAAGTGATACAATAAGCTATATAGGACACGACTATATTGTTTCTAAAGGAGAAGATATGTTAGATCTAATGTGTGATGTAGCCAATATTGATAAAGAAATAGTAAAACAAAATCAAGATAATTCAGGTGGTTGTCAATACTTACTTAAAGATATTGACTATACATTTTGGGAAGAAGTTGAAAAGGATTGCGAAAACTTATTCACAGAAGTAATAAAATTAAATGCAAAGAAAAAAGCCGATAACGAAAGGTATCACGGACTTCAAATTTGGTGTGCTGATATGTGGGCAGTTCTTTGGAATTTATGGAAGCGTAATCGTAAAACGAAAATTATAGATGAACTTGATTTTACTTGGGCGACAAACAATGTAAACGATTGGGGAAAAAAAGCAATTTTTCACAATGCAGGAATTAACAATAACAAAAATGGTGAGTTTCATAAAGCAATGTTTATAGGTAAAAAACCACCAAAAGATTTAGAAATAAATCCAAATTTAGCTTCATATAAATACTATGAGTTAGTAAAACAAATATTGTAAATTTGTATTATGGGAACTATCAGAACAGAGCAAACAAGATTACTTCAAGAAAATGGTACAGAGAATATAGAGTTTTTTGTGTATGATAAAGATGGCAATGCAAAGACAACATTAAAACAATCAAAAGATGTTTTAAAACAAGTGCCAAGCAATTTAACACCTATTAATCAAGATTTACAAGTAGAGTATTTACGACCACTTCGTGATGCAGTAAAAACGACTAAAACAAATCAAATGCTTTTGCTCAACAAGAATCCTAATTTTAGATACAAAACATTTAATTGGGATATTACTGCTTCAAAAGCTACTGTACAAATACCAAGTCAAATATTATTTGATGTAAACCCAATATCAGGTCTTTATTGTTTGTATCAAGAACAAATGCCACAAGTACCTGAAAAAACAACACATATGATTAAGAATATATTAGGTAATACACCTATTGTAAGTGGTCGTGATATTGAGATTGCTTGGAATTATTATATGTTTGCAGGTGGTTTGGGTTCACCAATAACGAGTCAATTTTTAAGTGTTGGTCTTGATTCTACAAATAATGGTACAATAAATAAAATGTATGATTTTGGTGATAATAAATTTATTGCTGAATGTTCTGATTGTGGTGAAGGTGATGAACCTATAGCTTTCACTGATGATAGATTTTTTAAAAAAATTGACTATACACAATTTGATTCTTGGAACAAATATAAAACCATACTTCAAGCAAATTTGACCAGTTTTGAAACAAACCCACATATAGAAGTCAAACTGTTTCAAACAACGAGTAGTTTTTTATTTGGTAAGGCATTTTATGATGGATTTGAAATTTCTCAAAAATCAAGTGCAACAAAAAAAATACATATAAAAAGGAGAGGAAACACATACAAATTAATTGATGGTGCGATTACTGAAGTACAAGATAATGTAACAGGGGAGTACGATCAAAAACAAACTTTTTTATCTAACGAGCTTGATTTATTAGATGTAGCTTCTATTCCATTTGAATTTACAAGAAAAAATTTACCTTTAAATACTAACACTAATACACTTGATAAAAATGTATTACAAGAAATTATAAATGATTATAGATTACCTGTAAAAAGATATGAGGGTACTTTTTATAAAGATGATGCTGACACAGTTCCTATTTATTTTTACAACAAGTTGTGGGTTAATTATACAACAAGTGTTTTACAAGAACCTGTAAGTGCAATTATTGATGAATTAGAATATAATGTAAAGCAAAATAATTATAGAATTGTAATGCACCTACCAAATCAAGATGATGATAAACTGTCATTTGATTTGTATAAATTTGAATAAATATTTTTTTATATTGAAAATATTTTTAACTTTGTGAGATATGTTATTAAAGAACATTTTAGATGGTTGGGGTAATTGGGCATTAGCTCAATTAAAGTTAGTTGATCCTCAAATAAAACAAATGTCAAAGATGAGATTACTCATTTGCGATGTATGTGATATTAGAAGTGGTCATATATGTAACCCAACAAAACAAGGAGTAAATGTTAAAACTAAAGAAATAAAAAACGGTTGTGGTTGTGCAATACCACCAAAAACACTTTCCCCTGCTTCTAAATGTCCTTTAGATAAATGGTAAAATAAATTTATGACAATAGAACAATCATTTATTAGTGAGTTCGAAATCGAGTTCATTGATGATTTAAGGCGATTAGGTCTTAAAAAGAAAGATGTGGCAGAAAAGTTAGAAATGACTATGCCCACACTTAATTCAAAGATTCAAAACCCTGATACACTTACGATTAAGGATTTGAGTAATTTGAAAGAATTAGAATTTAAATTAGAAACTTTAAATATATAATGGAATCAATAAAGATTAAAGGAAAGGACTATATACAAGTCCACGAAAGAGTAGCAGAGTTTCGTAGAAATGCAAACTATGCACCTCTTACTATTGAAACTGAAATAGTCGAAAAAAACTATTCAGAACTCACAGGTGATATTTTAAAACATAAAAAAGATGCTAAGGGTATAACAATAAATCCCATTGATTATAACCTTTCAAAAAAGGTTGGTGTCAAAGTATCAAAAGTTTTAGATTCAATTATCATCAAGTGTGTGATTCGTAACAAAGATGGAAAGATAGTTTCCACAGGTTATGCACAAGAAGAAAAAACTACGAGTTTTGTAAACGAAACAAGTTTTGTTGAGAATTGCGAAACATCAGCAGTTGGTCGTGCTTTAGGTTTTTTAGGTATTGGTATAAAAGATTCAATAGCAAGTGCAGATGAACTTGTTGTTGCAATATCAAAACAGAAAAAAACCACAAAGCCAAATAAAAAAGAATTTAAAATTAATAAAGTAAATTAATGACAGAAAAATTAAAAGCAATATATCTTAAAGGTTTAAGAATATTTGCACCAAGTCCTAATGCACCTGATTTTGTATTAGGTCAAGGATTTTTAACACCAAAAGTGTTATTAGATTTTATTAAAGAAAATCCACAAATACTTACAAGTGAATATGATGGTAATAAACAAATACCAGTTCAGTTAGTAAAAAATGATGATGGTGGTGCATCTTTAAAATTTAATGATTTTGTACCAAAAAAAGAAGTCAAAACTGAATCTATCCCTGTGAGAGCAGAGCAAGATGATGACTTACCATTTTAATTATGAGGGGGTTTTTACCCCCTTTTTTAATATTATATTATGAATGAACATATTTTATATAACAATGTAATAGCAAATCTTACAAATAAATTACAAGATGAAGAAAATAAAAATAAAGAATTAGAAAAAGAAAATAAACAATTAAAAGATGAAATTAGAAAACTTAAAAATAGTAAATGATTCTATTGAAGAATATCACTCAAAAGAATCCATATCAGCAAGTAGTTTAAAATATATAGCAGAGAAATCAGTTTGGCATTATTTAAATCGTAAACCAGTTGTGCAAACTAAATTTATGGTAAGAGGTAATGCAGTACACACGATTTGTTATGAGGGTATTGAAGAATTTAAAAAGCAGTATTATGTGCTTCCAAAACTTGATCTTCGTAAAAAAGAAGACAAAGCAATCAAAGCAGCTTTAATAGAAAAAAATAAAGGCAAAGTAGCTTTAGATGAAGAAGAAGATAATATTATTAGAGGAATACATAAGAACTTTGTTGAGAATGAAAAAGTAAAAAAATGGTCAAAAGGTAAAATTGAGGTATCTCATTATGGTACTTTTCAAGGTGTACCAGTTAGAGTTAGACCTGATTGTCTTGGTGAAGATTGGATTAGCGATATTAAAACTTGTCAAGATAGTTCTCCTGAAAAGTTTGTCAAAGACATACAACAAAGAAACTATCACATTCAGGCTTGGTTCTACTGTTATATGTTAGGTATTGATCCATCAAGATTTAGATTTATAGCTTGTGAAACTAATCACCCATTTGGTGTTGAGGTCTATAAATTAGATGATGTGTTTATTGAAAATGCTGAAATTGATTTTGAAAGGGCGTTTACTTTTTGGAAACTATATTTAGAGAAGGGCATACAAACTGGGTATCAATCCCAAGATTTTGATGAAGATGGTACAATAATATTAAAAGGTTGGAAAAAAAGAAAATGAAAGATTTAAAGGTCATAAAAGGAATAGTCGATAATTATTTTGATGTAAACATAAATACAAAGTCAAGAAAAAGAGATTTTGTAGATGCAAGAAGATTTTATTATCACCTTTCAAGAGAGTTTGTAAGAAATGCAACACTCGAAAAAATAGGTGAACTTGTTAAAAAAGATCACGCTTCAGTCAATTTTGGAATTAAAACTTTAAATAGTTTTATGGAGTATGATAAACAAACCCAAAATAATTATTTAACTTTAAAACAAATATGTTTAAGAAAATTAGATGAATTGGCAAATCCATACGAAAAATATTTAAGTAAAGAGGATAAGTTACAACATAGTGTAATGGAATATGTGGGATTTAATTATCCTGATGTTTATATAATACATTGTGCTAACGAGGGAAAAAGAAGTCCTTTTGAAAGATTTAAGTTTAAGTATTTAGGTGGTAAAGCAGGGATTCCTGATATACTAATATTTAGATCAGGTGGCAATAACAAAAATGGTCTTGCCATAGAACTAAAGGTTGGATATAACAAACCAACTGATAATCAAAAAGATGCTTTAGAAAGATTAAGAAAAGAAAACTGGGAGTGTCATTGGACAAATGACTACGATAAAACTATTGAAATTATAGACAAATATTTATCAATACCCAATGACACAAACACTTAAAATGGTTTACTGGTCAGAATCAAGACAAAGGATTCGTTTTACTGAAATACATAATTTCGAAGATTACGAAAGTTATGAGTATGTAGGTTCTTTAACAAGAGTTGAGTTTGATTTATTGATTGAAGCATTGTTTATGAAATTTCAAGATGAAGAAATATGTTTTGAAGATGTACAACTTATGTACGACAGATTAAGAAGATTTTGTAATGAGATAAAAAACATTACTACTAACCTATAAATATTAAATGAAAAAAAGTTATTACGCTATCATACCTGCGTTTGTCAGATATGACCAAAATTTGACTGCTAATGCCAAATTATTGTACGGTGAAATAACTGCTTTATGTAACGAAAAAGGATATTGTTTTGCACGAAATAAATATTTCGCTGACTTATATGGGGTATCAAATGTATCTATTAGCAAGTGGATAAATCAACTTAAAGATTATGGATATATAAAAATCAAAATGATTTACAAGCAAGAATCTAAAGAGATTGAAACAAGAGAGATGTATATAACAAATTTTAATGAGGTATTAAAGGAATCTTCAGGGGGTATTAAAGAAAAGTTAAAGGATAATATATATAATAATATAAATAATAATACAGTAGAATATAAGAAGAAGAAATATTCAGATATGGTTTTGAAATCTTTTAAGCCAATATGTGAGTTATTTCCAGTTCAAACACAACCCAAAACAGAGTCAGATAAAAATGCTTGGCTTGATTGTATAGATAAACTTGAAAGGTTAGATGGGTATTCACCAAGAAAGGTTTATTACATATCACAAAAAGTTAGATCTGATGATTTTTGGAAAAACAATTTTTTGACCATTTTAAAATTAAGAAAGAAAAATAAAGATGGTTTAAAATACATTAACCTATTCGAAGCCAAGTTTGGTAAGAATCTTAAACAAATGAATATATGAGTAAAAAGAATAAACATCAAATTAGAAAAGAACAACCTGTTTTTTCAGGAGTTCTTAAATACTTTCCAAAAGCTATTAGATATGTTTCTAAAGTTAGCTTTATTGGAAATGAACAACACAATCCAGGAACACCACTTCATTGGGATAGGGATAAATCAAAAGATGAATTAGATGCTTGTGTAAGACATCTTATAGATCATATAGAAGAACCATTAGATGATGATGGATTGTTACATCTTGGTAAAGCTGCTTGGAGAACACTTGGTGCATTAGAGAAATTTTTAGAACAAGAGAATGAATAAATCACTTGTAAAAGAATTAAAAGTAAAAGCTGAATCTACTGCTGAAAAGTTTTCTATAAGTAAAAGAGAGGGAAACTTTAACAACGAGATATTTAAGGTACTTGAAATAATACCAATGTCCGATCATACTGCAACTGTTATAATGAAAAAAAATACTGGTAAAAAAGCTGCTTTCTTTTTTTATTATCTCAATCGTGGTATGTCAAAGGGTTGGCATTATTTTGTACCAACTGATTCGCATATTTTAGGTATGCAATCATTTAATTTTTATAAATTAGAAATAGAAAGGAATAATTATAAAGAAAACTTTAATGAAAGATAAATTTTTAAATTTTGGAATTGACATTGGTTTTAAAACTGGTGAGTTCCACATTACTTGTCCAAAGTGCAGTAGTACAAGAAAAAAGAAAAAAGAGAAATGCTTGTCAATTAATGAGCCAAAAGGATTGTTTAACTGCCATCATTGTGGGTGGAGTGGTAATGTAAATCTCCAACAAA